ACAGGCCGATTACAACTTGAATTGGTTCCGTGGAATCGGGTTCCCGTTGGATAAAGGCGACATTGCCCGATACTACAGCTACGTGTTCAAGGTCTGCCCTCGGACATGGGAACCCTGGCTAACTGTCGATCCCGATGAATCGTTCCGAGGGATGATCCTCGTGAATCGAACCATGAGGTATCGCAACCCCCAGCTTTGCTACCGATTCCTGCGCCATTACGAAAGCAAGATCATCTTTCTTGGACTGCCAGAGGAATACAGAGACTTTCGCCGATTCGCCAAGATCAACGTTCCCCATCACTACCCGAAAAATTTCTACGAAATCGCCAGGGCCATCGCAGCTTGCAAGCTGTTCATTGGCAACCAGTCATCGGCATTCGCCATTGCGGAAGCCCTAAAGATCCCTCGTTGCTTGGAAGTTTTTTGCCAAGCGCCCAATTGCCAGCCGAACGGCGAAAACGGCTATCAGGTCATCAGTCAGGGCCTGTTTGAAACCATCGTTGCCGATCTTGCGAAATAATTCACTTTACAACTCGGCTTTTCGTGGTAACATACTGACAGATTTAGACGCACAACACAAACTGTCATGTTGTGTCAGCCTGGATATTTCCAGGTTTCCATGACACAACACTTGACATTACCTGACAGTTTACGTATCATGACATTAAGTGTCAGGTAGCCGATTCGTTCAAACAGGGGCCTAGTCATGTCATCGCAACTGACCAAACAGGAACGGGACCATCTGGAAAGCATCGAGGACAAGATGACGCACGTTGCCGATTTGGTACGGGGCGTCACGAAGCATTTCGCAACGGGGCTTTTCCTCTATGGGGAAGGCGGAACGGGCAAATCGTACAAGGTACTTGAAGTCTTGCGAGACGAGAAAGCCCGATACATCTACCACAACAGCCGATTGACAGCCAGGGGCCTGGTTGAAGCCCTTGAGCGTTCGCCAGCCGACATTCACCTTATCGAGGATGCCGAAACGCTGATGGACGACAAGAAAACCTTTGGCGTCTTGCGTTCGGCTCTTTGGTCGCAATCGAAAGAAAAGCCCCCTGTCCGTGAAATCACTTGGACGGCGCACAAGACGGAAATTCGCTTTCCGTTTACGGGCGCAATCATCGTCATCAGCAACGCCAACCTCGCCGATGAAATCCCAGAGGTTCGGGCCATCAAGACACGAATCAACGTCATCAAGCTTGACTTGAGCAACGAGGAATTGCTCGCCTTGCAAAAGAAAATCTGCCTCGATGGGTTTCAGTATGGCGACGATTTCTTGACGCCCGATGAATGCCTTGAAGTTGGCGAGATGATCCGAACCCGCCTCGGTGAGCTGCGCCGCAACCTTGACCTTCGCCTGCTGCAAAACGGCTTCAAGGATCGGCTGCAATGGAAGACGGGCAACAGCGTCAAGCACTGGTCGGAACTGTTGCTAGGTCGGATTCAGGAAAGGCCCATCGTCGTTCGGCGCTCGGATCGGGTTGCAAGGGACGTTGAAACTGCCCTCAAGATCAACGCCATGAAAATCGGCTACAAGGAAAAAATCGCCTTGTGGGAAAGGGATACTGGCCACAAGGGGGAACGGAGTTTCTACAGGGCCTTGAAGCGAACAGAGAAGTAGGCAACAAAAGACCCTGGCCACAAGCCAGGGTTTTTTGCTTTACAAAGGAAACATGCCTAATGGTCCCGATGAAATCGGTCCAACCATCGCAGTAATTTAAGTGCCTCGGGCCTGCAATGCAATGAATGGGCTGTAGCTATAGTGGCCATCAACGCTAGTCAATGCAGCCGTCCAAGGGCTGCGAATGTCGTAACGACGATAGAACCTGAAAGCCACTTGCAGAGTATTGAAAGCGTAGTCGTTCGACACGTCTGCAAAAAGTTGCGGCTTTTCGGCTGTTACAAGCTGGGTCAAATCGGTAAGAATGATATCGCCAACCTCGCCCAATTGCGGCAAGCCTTGCCATTCGATGACAGGCTTACCAAAGATTCGCATTGGGAACTTGTCATCGTTTGCATTGTAGGACACGCCTCCGAATGCTGGATAGGTTGTGACTGTACCAGCTTGATTTACGAACGTCATTTGTGCAAGGACGTTGTACGCCTCTGGGTTCACAAGCCAAACGGCGTTGGCTCTTGATGGCCCATAAAGTGAACGGTACATTTTCGCCAGGTCGTCAAAGCCGAACATTGCAGCGCCATCGTTGCTGGATTTGGTAACCGTTATCAACGCTGGTTGATTCAGGATACCTACAGGTTGCGTAGTGCCTGCGCCTGCTGTTACTGCCTGATTCTCTTGCCATACCAATTCTAAGCCAGCGTACTTGGTAATGAACCTGTCAAACGGTTCGATATTGCTGTCCTGTAACAACTGAAGTGTTGCGAACGAGAACACAATGTTCGTTTGAATGATGGCTGTTACCTGGGTCATTGCTGGTTGGCTGGCTGTAGCTGGTTGATACTCACCAACCCAATAGCCCCTTACTCCACCATGACGGCTACCGTCTGCCAAGCTGGTTTCATTCAAGCATGGAATGTTGAACGTGTCGCCACTGACAGGGACACGTTCGGTACGATCCAAAAGTCTTGGATAGTCCCTGGCCTTGTCCCAAATTTTGTTGGCCCAATCAGGCTTAACCCCATATCCGCCTGCTGCATCGCTAGTTTCATTGCTACCCAATGCGGCAACTTTGTGACGTGCATTGTAAGCATTCAAGCGATTGGCAGCCCTTGAATCACCTTGACGTACAAGCCAAGTGTCCTTGAGCATTTCGCCCATACACTTGTAAACCTCTTGCTTTGGTTCGGCTGGTACGCTCAAGGCTGGGGCCTGGCGTGTCTTGCTATTGGCCATGACCTTGGCTGACGCCTTGGCGACGGCTGTTTCGATGTTTCGGCTGATCTTGTCGATTGCCTTGGAAAGCGCCGCATTCTGTTCTGGGGCTACTTCCTCTTCCTCTGGGGCTTCCTTGTCCTCGTCGTTGTTCTGTAAGTCTTCCTCTTTTGCTTCGCAAAGGACGCCAGCCTCTACCAGGCTGCCTGCTTCCTCTGAATCCATGTGGATAATGTCGCCCTCTTTATTGCTGCCGAAGGCTTGTTCTAGTCGATATGCTACTTGCATTGATCCTCTATTAAGTCAAAGTTTCTCTTTGACTGTCGCCAATCGCCAGTTATTACAACCGATCCTAACCTCCAGCTATCCAAACCTGGCTAGGTATCGCTTAACCTGATCGCTTTTCAGTCTGCCCGTATATAGGCGCTCTTTCAAAAAAATTCGCTCTGGGGCTGGATGCCATTTCCCCAGAGCGAACCTTAAAGGAGTCAAACAATCTATCTATGCGTCATCAATCAAATTTGTCCCCTTGTTCGTAGGGCCTCGATGACTTGCCTTGCGATGGCATCGGGGTCAATCTGGATTTTCTCCAACAGCTTGATTGCCAGTTTGCTTTCGTCGATGGGCTTTGGTCGTGGCTTGACGGTCGTTTCCTTGATGGGGGCCTGGACGTTCAATCCCAGCGCCGCAAGGGCCTCGGTAGAGAAGTCTTTCAAGCCCTTGGATACAACCTGCTGCAAGGCGTCTTCGTTGCACGGTATCGAGACGATGGAGTATTCAAACAATTCCGACTTGGAAATGATGACGTTAGCCCCTTCCCAATCTGGCCTCGCTTTGATTTGCTCTGGCGTCGGGCTGTCGATGACCAGGGGGATAAAGCCGATTGATCGGCCTTTCAGGATCGACTGTTGCACCAGGGCAAAGACAAGATCGGGCAAGAAATCGCCCTCGAAATTGTCGGGCCTCGTGGCGTACAGCGTCTTGGCTTTCAAGCCGTTCAGCGTTCCCTTTATCCAGAGGCTCTTGCCTATTGGCTTTTCAGCGTCATGGGAATACAGGACGATTGGATTTTTTCGGTAGCTGCCGAGGTTTAGGCCATCGGGCAGGACAACTTCCTTTTCATGATCGACGCTATCGGTTGTGATAATGTCGATGCTGGCACGCTCGCCTGGTTCAAATTGAACATCGCTGGACGTGTTCTTTTTCCGATACTGGTACGCCTTGTCCTTCGGAAGTTTCTTCAACAGGGCCTCTAAGTGCCTCGCTGTCTCTTCCGTCTGTTGAAATCCCAGAGGGCCTTGCACAAGAGTTTTCTTTTTCATTTTCCTCCACTGTCCTATTTATCTCAGTTACCATCACTTTCGTTTTGTACTTCATACGTCCTCTCAATTCCGAGTTGCGAATAAACTTCGTTCAGGGCCTGCGTGATGACCAATTCATCAAGCTGGGCTTGTGCCTCTAGGCCATCGGCATTCATGACCATTGCAACAGGCAGGGTGATTTTCAGGCCGATGGATACTGTGTCATCATTCATCGACACGCCTCCAGACTTCATTGCCCTTGGCATCGACGCCTACCAGTTCAATTTTCGGGGGCGTCTCTGGCAACTGGTAGTTGATTAACCGATGCACGATGATCGGCGTTTCTTGCAACAGGCTGAAAATCTCTTCCTCAAGGCAGTTGACAGCGCCCTTGTCAAGCCAGTAGTTTTTCATTCGTTTATCCCTTCGATAACCTCGATGCAATCGCAACGGCAAGCAGGATGCAACGGGGGGTATTCAATAGCAGAGTAAGCCTTGTTTCCAAAATCCACGTTGGTAAAGATTTCTTCCAATGGCACGACCTTGTTAGCCAACGGCTTGCATTTGTCGCAAGCTTCACTGGACAGTATCCAGCGCTTGCCCTTCACGATTCCCGATTCCTTGGCAACCGTGAATTGCGCCGCATGCTGCGCCCGATTGGCCTCGGTAACGGCGATGCGCCAGGATCGGTAAACCTCGGCGTTCTCGAAAATCGCCCCGACACGTTTGGCAAGCTGGTTGTTGTACTCGCCAGCCTGTAGGCCCTCGGTCAACGACGCCCGTAGCTCTTTGATCGCAACGCCGATTTCCTGGCTGGTTGTGTCGTTTGTCTCTTTGCAAAAAATCATCGTGGCCTTATCGACGCCCTCTTTCAGTTTCGGTTGTGTGACGTTGAACAAATCCAACGTCGCCCCGATTCTGGTTACCGTCTTGCGTGCGCTGTCATCGGCATACAGTTGCACAACAGGGCGCAACGCCTCGGCCATCGCCTTTGACCAATGCTCAAGGTTGAAAAATTCGTCGTGTGCTTTCGTCTCAAGATCGGGCAACGCCTTGACGTGTTCCAAGACACTGGCTTTCTGATGACGGAAGAAAGAGGCAATGGCCTTGGCTAATCGCTCTGGGCTTTTGCGTTTCAGGGCCTTTGTTTTCATCGCCTTGGCTGGGGCTGGCTCTGGGGCAATGACCTTCGGGGGCTTTTCTGGGAAGAGGGCCTCGGCCTCGGCCTGGGCGAACCCCATCGTCAAGACGACGTTGGCAATTGCTGCCTGTCGGCTTATCTGGCCAGCGTTAACCTGGGCTTGCAGCGCCGCAAGGATCGGGGCCTGCGCCGAACGATCGATCTTGTCCTCGGTGGGTTCGCTCGGCTGGGCAAGCTGGCTGGCTGCAAGGGCCTCGCTCGGCAACATCCCTGGTGGGGCCAATGGCTCTTTCGCCCAATCAACCGAATCGAAACCGTACAGCGTTCGGGCTTCATCCCTCAAGATGGTTCCCGTCGCCAACAACATTTGCCGTTCACGCAACAGGAATTCCTTGTCCTCTGGTATCGGGCTGTCGGCCTCAAAAAAGAGACGCCCCGAATTATCAAACATCGGTATCAATCGCTCATTCAGCTTTTCGACGATTCTCGATACACGAGGCTTGATGGCGTGAACAGCCAAGGCGTAAAGGACTGCCTCGGCGCTTGATCGATTGGCCTGGCCGATTTCCCATACGTCTGGGGGAATGCCGAACGCATTGGAGACAGCCCACTTGATGGACTGGTACAACTGGTACTCGGCTAAATCCCGTGGGGGCCATCCGAGAGGGCTAAGCTTCATCGGGCCATCGGCAACCAGTATGCCGCCACTGCCCTGGCCTCTGAACCTCTGAAAGAAATCCTTGGCAAGCCGTTCGGCCTCGTGCGGGCTGATCGGTTCATCAGGGCTTAATACAGCGTCGGGCCTTCCCATGTTCGATAACGTGGCGTCAAGGTAGCCCATTTCCTTTGCGCCGATTTGAACACGATTCCATGTCGCCATGACGGGGGAATACCCCATCCCGTAAGGATCGGCGAGGCTGGGGGTCTTGAAATGAATCACTTGATCTAGCGTGTACTCTGTCTTGCTCTGGCCATTGGTGACAGTCCATCCAACGATGTAGCCCGTTGCCTCGTCTCTGATCGGTTCAACTGTTTGCGTCGGCAGCAAATAGATTTCGCTCGGCACGCCATACGCATCGGCTTGTACCAGCCAATAGGCGTTGCCCGTCACGTCAATGAACAGTTGCGTTAGCTGGATTAGTTCAAGCCAGTTGTGATACCCGTTCGCATGGTTCAGCAAATCGAGGGCTGGATGGCTTACTACTTCCTCTACTCTGGTTGCTCTACCCAGGCGTTTCTCGACAACGGCCAAACTTTTTTTCGATGGACGCCTCGTCCTACATTTTGGCCTCGGTTGCCCGTCCTCGGTTTCGACGAAAAGACGAATCGGCACGTCAACCATGTAGTTTGTAATCAACGTGCAACAACTATAAACCGTGTCGTTGAATGCCCCGATCAAGTCGATTGTTGTTGGGTTCGGTCTGCCCCAGTAATCGGAACCCTGGGCGTAGCTTGATCCGCCTATTGGTATCCAGTTGGGCCAGGCTTTTTCTTGCAGCTTTTTCGGCGTTGCCTTTCTTGCCTTTGGCTTTGCCTTTGGTTTCTTGCCCTTAGTCATGTCTTTATTTAGTGTGCTACCTGTCACTTCCTGACAAGAATGGTTGCCTGACACTCTATTAGGACATGCTTTTTGAACACTTACCTAATTCTCGTTTTGCAACAATCAATATCGATCCCGCATGGCAACAGAGCATGACAGGACGGTATGACAGGCGCAGGCATCAACGGGCAAGAGAGTTGCCGTACCAAACCTTGACCTTGGATGAAATCAAATCGTTTCCTCTGGCGTCATTGGCCGAGGTTGGCGCTCATGTCTACTTGTGGACAACGAACAAGTTTCTACGCTCGGCATTTGATGTTCTGGATGCCTGGGGCTGCCGATTTCATCTCTGCATGCCTCTTGTCAAGTCGTCTGGAATTGCTCCCTGTTGCGGGTACGTCTTTGCTGCCGAGTATTGCCTGCTGGCCTTCTATGGCAAGCCGATGAAAAAATTTACGGGTATCGGCAAGTTGAATTGGATGAAAACAAACCCGTTGGCTGGTACGCATTCCCGCAAGCCCGACGCCTTTTACAATCTGATTGAAGCCATGTCCCCAGGCCCTTACCTAGATTGCTTTGCAAGGCAGCAAAGGCCCCAATGGACGTGTTGGGGGAACGAAGTCTTGCCTTCCGATTCAAGCCAGGTATAAACTTGGTAACGCCAGCGTTTACAAAACTGTACCTATCGGGAGTTTGAATCATGGCTGACAAAAAAGAGAAACCCAGCATGTCGGAACTGATCCGAGACGCAATGAAGAAACATCCAAAAGCATCGCCTGCCGAAATCGTCCAATCTCTGCACAGCGCAGGCCATACTGAAATCAAGGTGGGCCTTGTGTATCAGGTCAAGCAAGGCAAGGGAAAGAAAAAGGCCAAAGCCAAACGGGGGCCTGCTCCCAAGGCTGCGCCGTCATCTAACGGAAAGGCGACTTTCGGGGCAGCTATCGCCACGGTTCGCAAGGCTGCCGATGCCGTTGGCGGATATGAAAACCTGCTGGAAATCGCAAACGCCTTGAAGGGCTGATCGGGCTGCCTGTAGCATGTTGTTTTGAATCGCCTCGGTCAATCACCGAGGCGATTGTCGTTAGGGGCCTGACGATCTAGGATACCGTCAACCATTCGGGGGGCCTCACCATGCAGCGCCGAATCTCTCTTGCTCTGGCCGTTGTATTCACGGCTTGCGTTACTGCGCTGGCATTGCAAGGCCAGGCCGATCCACCAAAGCCGTTTACGGGAAAAGTCGTCAGCATTGCAGACGGGGACACGATTACCGTCTTGTTGGACAAGACGCAACACCGAATCAGGCTTGCGGGCATTGATGCGCCCGAAAGTGGACAAGCCTTCGGCACGAAATCGAAACAAGCCCTGGCTGACAAAGTTTTCGGCAAGGATGTCAAAATCGAATGGAAGGAACGGGACAAGTACAAGCGAATCGTTGGCGAGGTTTATCTTGAGGATCGGCGCATATGCTTGGAAATGGTTCAAGAGGGAATGGCCTGGCACTACAAACAGTACAGCAAGGATGAAGCCCTCGCCAAAGCCGAGAAGGAAGCCAAGGAAGCCAAGAAGGGGCTATGGACCGATCCGAACCCGACAGCGCCCTGGGACTATCGGCGAGGCAAGTCAGCCGAGAACCCCGACCCCAAAGCCGCAAACGATGTTTTCGTGACGGCATCGGGAAAGAAGTATCATCGGGACGGCTGCAAGTTCTTGAGCAAGAGCAAACTGCCAATCAGCCTTGAGGATGCCCGCAAGAAATACGAACCGTGCAGCGTTTGCAACCCGCCGAAATGAGGATCATACCATGCGAAAGAAACCCAACAAGCCGCATACAAAGGAATGGTTCAAGGACATGGAGAGTAGGAATCCCATGCAGGCACAAATGGCGAGGCTTGCAATCAAGAATTCTGGTACGGAAATGTGTTGCTCGATATGCGGCGATACTGACGTTCACGACTACATGGCCGATGAGGAGATTTCCGCCCGATTGTGCGATGACTGCAAGAAGATGCAAGAGAACATGTACAAAGCCGTATTCCTTCCATTGACCTAACGCAATCAGTAATCAAGGAGGCAGCCCATGCCAAAGATTCCAAGGAACAAGTTTGCGGGAAAGCTGGGATGGTGTCACGCATGTTGCACATTCCAAATGGGCGAGGAAGCCCGTTTTATTCCGATGGATTGGAACGACGGCAAGAAAGAATACGCTTGCGTCGAATGCGACGATGAACCCTGGGGCCTCGGCGTATGGGATTGGTTTGAGGGTGATTCCCGTCCCATCCCTGATCCAAGCAAGGACGACGGCTACGGATCGACGTACACGAAAGGAGCCTTGAATTTTCTTAAAGAACGGACAAAGGAAGTAAAGGCAAAGGCGAAGGCAAGGAAAAAGGGCCACTAATGAAGCTACCAAAGGACTTGGATTGCTACTTTCAAGCATGGATATGCATGCCTTCAAGTCATCCAAATGACCTTGAACGGTTTTACAATTTCGTCTGGGCAGTGCGTCGTTACGGGTATTGGAAGGACGGGAGAAAGAGAAAACGCAAAGAACCAACGCCAACCGATGACGACGTTTACAAAGCCATCATCAAAGCCCGTCGAGGTTCCGTTGATGCCGATACGCTTGAAACAGAGGCTAGAAAGTACCAGCTTGTTTTCCATCATCTTATTGCGTTCTCACGAACGGCAAACGAATCAAAGCCCCTGATTGAGAAAAAAGACGTTAAAGCTTGCTATTGGGAATTAACAAAGTCCAGGGCAACGCAAAAGGAAATCAAGTCGTTCATGTTGCGTGCATTTGGTCCAGGCTGGGTTAAGAAGTGCTTTCGCAGCCCCAGCCTGGCCCATCCTGATCCTGTCAAATTACAGGAAGAATGGGAAGCAATTGAAGTCTAGTATCAGTAGTTCTTCTTTCCTTTTTCCATCAATGGGCGCAGGACGACTTCGCAAAACTCATTGTATCCCTTTGCAAATCGCTTCAGGTCGGTTTCCTTGTTCGCAAGCTGTCTTACCGCCAAGTCGTGCATGTGCTTCTTAACCATTGGGTTGCCAGCTTTGTATGCGTCAATGGTCTTTTGCAAGAACGGGGTGCTAGTCATCTCGGAATGTTCCTTGTCTTGCATTTGCCATGCGTAGGCGAGGTAGCGAATTATTTGAGCAAGCAAGGACAAGTCGGTTTCGTTTTCTTCAAAGTGTTGGCGAAAGATTCGGTAATTCACAGCCGAAACAAGGTCACTCATCTTGGTATCAGGATACGCCGTCGCCTCGTCCTTGTCATAGGATGATGGCGTGCAAAACAAGAAAAACTCAAATAGTATCCTGTCACGCTCGGCAGGTTGCATTGAATCGAGTAGCGCAAAAAAGTCCTCTTGCGTTAGATCGTATTCCCATGCGTTTAGAAGCAGGATGCCGTGATTCCTGTTCATGGTCATGTTCATGAGGGGCCTCGCAAGTAGATTGATTCAGAAAGCCTCATTCAATATCGCAATCACGTCCCCACGTCTTTCGACGTTTACTCTGTTTCGCTCTGGGTTGCACACTTCAGGGAATCGCCTGCATACGCCTTGTGCTTGTTCAAATTCCTTCTTTGTACAGAACACTTGGCGATAGCTCTGTTTCACTTGCCATTCGTTGTATCGATCAACGCCAAGATAATTGACAAGGTGAACGCCATCCTCCCGATGGCCATTCGCTTTGTAGTGATGGCGTCTTTCAAATAACACGAGGATATGAGTAGGTGTCAATGGAAACACGATTTCGACGCCTTGCGAACCAAATCCCGAAAGGCTGCGCCCAGGCTTGAAGAGATGGGGGATCTTCACAACGGGATTGTCCGACGTGTAAAACGGCTGCATTGTTCGATTGATGCCGACTACCCAAATGTGATTTAGCAGCTTTAGGCCCAACTCTTCGATTTGCTTCCCGTCGATCAAATGCGTCATTTGCTCGGCTGTCGCTAAATGTTTGTTCCATTCAAGTTTCACGTACCTATCAAAATCATCTGGCAGTTCATTAGGGTGTTTTTTCTTGCAGTATTCTTTGAACTCCAAAAGCGTCAGCTTCTCCCGTTGCTGTCGAATTCGTTCCCTGTACTCACGCCCTCGTAACCATTGGATGACCATATACGGGGCTAGCATGGCCTTGTGTAATGGCATGATGCCTTTCGTTTCGACTACGCCAAGAAACTCATCTAGGTCAACCTTGAACTGCGCCTCGACCTCGGCGAGGTTGTGTTCCATGAATTGATAGTCGTACTCTTCTCTCGGATAACCCTTCGCTTCGTAGCCGTCTGGGAAATCGAAAAAGCCGTTTTCGACAGCGATATTTGGGAGTGTCGTTTCGTAGGTCGCCTTCGTGAATTTATCGAAGACGTGAAGCTTGTTCCCGCCAGGGGGAAGAAATCGTGCAAGGTAGTTTCGAGGTACGGTGTGCTGGCGAACCGTTCGCTGTTTGTTGAATTTCATGGGTCGATTCCGTGGGCCATTCACTCTAGTCAATTATACCACAATGATGCCTTTCGGAAGCGCAGGGTTCGGGCTGATTCAGCGCAACCCCGCAAGCATCGCCTTTGCCATCTTTTCCTCGAACGATTCGACGGGGGCCTCTGGTTTCTCTGGCCTCTGGCGTGAACGCCGTCCAGCTTCGTAGGCGACGTAGGCCAGGGCGTCAACCGTGTCGTCATGTCGGCTGTTTGGGAATTCGGTTAGCTCGGCTTCCAAGATTGGCAGCCATGGGGCCTGCCTGGGGAACCATACCTGGCCAGCCTCGAACCTCACTTGCAACGGCAACGTTCGGCTTTCCTTGTCGCCATCGGGACGAATGCCACGGACTGCCAGCCCCTCGGCTCTAGCCTGATCCAATACCATCCGTTGGAAGGCAACGTCTTCAACCAGGATGTACGACGGTCGATAGCTTTCATTCATCGCTTGCAGCATCGGGACAATCTTTGTTCCCCCGATCCTGTCACGCAAGACATGCACCAGGATCAAGTCTCCCGTTCGTGTCACGTCGGCCACGATGACAACGGAATAGTCAGCCCTCTTGTCCAAGCTGATGGCAAGGTCAACGGCCATCAATCGCCAGCAATCCGTTTTGGCTATGCGGCGCTCGCCAAGGTGATACGCCGTTTCCGATTGATCGTAGTACCTGAAATCCTCGGCCCTGAACAATGCGTTCTCGGAATCGATGGGGTTTTGATTCCACTGCGCCGAGAACGTTTTCGACTTGCGCTTTAGCTGGCGTATGTCAGCGTCGGGAAACTTCTCAGGCCAGAGGGCCTCGCCCTCTTCCCGTCGATGATCCCGCCAACCAATCGGGCTTACCCAATCGTTCGGCTTGTACTCCCAGGGCAAAACTAAATGCGTCCATGTCTCTCCGTAATTCTCAAGGATGTAGGCCGATAGATCGTCCTTGGCGATTCGTTGCCCGATGACGATACGGCAATCCTTGCCAAAGTCGCAAAGCCGATCATACCAGCTATCGACAAACCACGTTATCGCCTCTTGCTTCTTGATTTCGCTGTCAATGTCGCTGGCGTTGTGCGGATCATCAAGAATGCAGTATTGGCCTTTCAATCCTTTGGTCTGACTACCGATTGAAATAGACTGCCGAAAGCCCGTCTTGTCGTTTTCAAAATGCCGTTTGGTATCAACGTCGGCAGTTACCTGGAACAGGCTGCCGTAGCATTTCTGGAAGAGGTCACTGGCTATCAAGCGCCGACACTTGACGCTATCACGTTCGGAAAGATTCAGGGCGTAGGAACTGTAAAGGAACCGTTGGCTAGGATCATGAACCCATTGCCAACAGAAAAAGAACACGCTGAAAATCAGGCTCTTGCAACAGCCAGGGGGAACGTTGATTAGCAGGTTTCTGATTTCGTGGATATGGGCTAGATGATCGCAAAAGGCGTCGATATGCCAGTTGTCAACGAACGGCGTTGTTGGTTCGATGATATGCCAGAATTGCTTGATGAATTCTTTCAGGCTGCGCCGTGATTTCTCGGCTTTGATTAGGTCAACGTCGATGTTAGAGAGCATTGCCCTCCGTTGGTGCAAACTTGCTCGCCAGCTTTTCAAGCTGGGCCAATTCGTCTTTCGTCAGCTTTGAATAGTCAATCGATTGCTTGTACTGGTATTGCGTGCTCTGTACCTCAAGTTGCTTTGGGGGCATGCCAACGGTTTGTTCAAAAAACAATCGCATCAACGCTACCTTTGCGTATGGGTTCTCGGCAGCTAGTGCGGCCTCGTATAAGTCAACGATTGCCTTTTTCATCTCGTATTCGCCAATGACGGAATGGATTGCTTCTCTCTTGAGAGCAACTTCCTCGTGATGGGTCAAGAATGTCAGTTCCTGTTTCGCAAGGCGCTTTAGCTGGGAATCGCTGACAGGTTTTGGCTTTGGTTTCTTCAAGCCCGAATGCCCAGGAAGCAATCGCCCCTTCGGGTCTCTTTCGAGTTTCGGGGCCACGTAGTCAGGGGGCAACTCTTCCAAGATCGGGGCCTCGATCTCGGCTAGCTCTTGTTCTGTCCAATCGCTCATGGAAGTATTTAGAGTGATGGCGCATGAAAACAAAACGGGCAAGGCAACACGCCTCGCCCGCCGTCGCTCAAGAAAACGAAAATAGTCGCAGTACGTTCTAGTCCCGCTTTGTCATTTGAATCAGATTGATAGGCTCTGCAAGTACTTTGACGCCCTGCGGCGATTTGCCTGTTCCGAAGATGGTTTCCCAATAGTCATGATTTTGCTTGCCGCCGAAGACTGTCCTTGAAAGGTCACGGTTGACCCAGACGGGCAAATCTGATAGGTTCCGTATATAGTTGCGGATGTTTTGCCAAAGCTGATTGTCAAAACGGGAATGGAACAGCTTTTCATCGCTGTAGGGCCTGCCGTTCGTCAGAAAGTAATTTTGAATGATACCCCTGATATGCTTCAACCAGTTGAACATGATTTCTTCACGGGAGAGACGGCAGCATCGGATATGATCCAACGGCAGACTTTCCCCGTCTTGCAGCTTCTTTTCGATTCGGTCGGCCGACACGTCAGAGTTAAACTTGTCGATGAACAGTTCCTCGGCAACCACATTCATGAGGTTTAGCAGTTGCGACTTTTCTAGTTCCCTCGGATTATTGCCAATGTCAAGGCCCTGAGAAATCGGCGTCTCCAACGCCTCTTGGAAAATGAAGAGGCTATAGAACGTCTTTTCGATTGAGCTATAGGAAACGGGACGTTCCTTGCCCTTGCCGCTCAAATCAACATACTCTTTCAGCTTGTTATCGACGTTGTGAGTAACCCAATCACGGATGGCGTCAAGTATGAACCTCTTCATCTCACGGGCCTGGCCCTTGAAGTATTTCACCAAGTCACGTTCGGAGAAATTGTAGTCCTCGTCGGCCTTGCCCAAGTCTTCCTTGTAGCGCTTCACCCGCTCCAAATAGAGCGTACTGCCG